CTATTGAGTAGTGGTGGGATAGGAAGCGCGGCGGCTTACCATAGCACGTAAGAGATTGATTTATTGAATCTGCTTTGGGTTTCCGGTAGTGTCATATATTATGATCGTACCGATACACTACCGGAAACCCAAAGCAGATTCAATAAATCAATCTCTTACGTGCTATGGTAAGCCGCCGCGCTTCCTATCCCACCACTACTCAATAGTAGACTCCGACAAAAAGCGCCGCGCCAACTTTTCACCCACCCCCCAAAAATTCACTATAGGTCGCGAAAAGGGTCCTACCAGGTCCTCTTCACACCCTTTTAACACCCTTTTAACACCCTTTTAAGACCCTTTTAAGACCCTTTTAAGACCTTTATGCACCCTTTTCTCACCAAATCTGGGTTTTGTTTCACCCTTTTTCGCACTTCCAACACCCAAACGAAAACCGTCAAGGATGTCGGGAGGTCCACACACGAACACCGAACTCGCGCGGCCGGTAAAAACGGATTCCTTGCGGCGAAATTATGAGGGGGTAGGGGTGCTGATTAAGCATCCTGGATGGAGTATTTAAGGGGTCGGAGGCGACGGGAAGTAATACACAACGTGGGGCGAAAGGCGGGGCTACACGACAATGCAAACAGGCGGGACTTCGGTTCCACTTTTTCATCATCGCGAGTAAAACGAAAACATTTTTGGTAGTGGGAATAATATCAATAAAAGATGTCCAACACTCACAGCAAGGTTGACGGTGCATCTGAGCCGATGGAGATTGACGATGATCCTATCATGACAGTTGGTCAGTACAACGCTTTACCTCGTGACCAAGCCGAAAGGTTCCTTTCCCTGTGGATGGAGCGCCAAGTGGATAAGGTTTGGGCAGAGCAACAGAAGGCTAGGCTGCGTAGGCAGTTGATGGTTTCGGCAATGGGAATTTACTAGAGAAAACGGATTCAGTTTGATGAAATCAGTAGATGTTGGGGTTGACAACTAAAACATACTTGAAAGCTAATAGCATCAAGTCCCCACCTGAACCTCTAGTTTCACGTCTACATAAATCCGGTGTGTGGTAGACCTCTCATCTAAGTTCAAAAATGCCTTGCGAAAATTGCGGTCACGAGTTTGACGACTGGACAACAGATAGGGCGGATGGCGGACGGCGAAAGCGTCCTGTCGTCAAGCATCCTCATGTGAGGACGGTGGATAACGACACATGGGAGCGACTCCCAGTGTATCGTATTCTGCCTTGCGGGAGCTGCCCTGAGCAGTTCAAAGATGAGTTCTGGGCGCGACAAGCCAAGGACGAGGAACTAGCCGACATGATCAAGAAGATGTGATCGGTTAGACTAAAACACAAAACAAAACAACAATGCTGGCATCACACTGCCATTTTTCATTGAAAACGGAATTGTTTTTGTTAAAGAAGTGTGAGTTAGGGCTCGTGCAGTGTTCTAAATGCAGCGCTTGTCTGTTGAGGTAGCTCCTCAAACAGATAAAGGCGATGTGAATTAGAATGTTGGCGACCTTGATAACAGGGCATACAGCGTTAAATCGGGTATGCATGATCTTAAGCAGGAGGTGGAAATAGCTTGGGGATTGTGACGATATTGTAGGTGACACTATGAGAAAATAGCTAGTATCGAGAATCGTTAGAGACTTGGAATGAGTAGACTGTCACGTCTACTCGTTTTTTCACGGTTTAAAGCAAATCCTCGCGACAAAGATAATGGAAGACGCGATCATTAAGCATATCAAGGAGCAACCCGTGGCTACACAAGCAATGCTTATAAATTTTCTTAAGTCTGCTGTAGAAGGAGGACAAGCGTTTACTGATTTTTTGGATATGACGCCAAGTATGAGACGTAAATTTGATAAGGAACGTACGCGTATGTATGCCGCCGGATATACTTACTTAAGGATGAATTTAAATTTCAAAGATATACTTGAAAAACTTGAAGTTGAATCCAATGTTCAAAGTCATTCCACTTAGTTGTTGAATTAGTGCACAGTGTTTAGGAGGATGCGGAATTGAATTTTCACTTTCTGGATAAAACTACTAAAAATAATGGTATGTATGAATAATGGGGAGTCCATTAGGATGGACTATAAGTGCCAAGGGCAACTATAATTGTATGTGTGGTAGTTTCAAGACCGATAACTTAAAAGATATAGAAACACACTTTCCCAAAGAACTTGGAGGATTCTGTGCTCGTGGTCTCAGAGGTATTACTAACACGAGGTATGAATGTATTTGCGGTGATAAGTTTTTAGAACCAGACGGATGGAAAGATGAAAGGTATAGGGCATATGAACACGTTTGTATCCAATATGGCGGATATTGCCGAATAAAGTGTGTTACAAAATTTAGGAACAAATGCCAAAAATGTAACTTACAACTTGATTCTCCCAAAGATCTACAGCGACATTACAAATCCAAATCCCACATAAACTTTGAACAAAAAGTAGATTTACATTGCAAGATCTGTGATATTCATTACAGAGGTCAAAAAGAAATGCTCAATCATCTTGAAACGAACAAACACAAGAAAAAAATGGCCCTTTCGGGCGTATTAGGTTGCAAGAGAGAAGATACCAACAGCGAATACTCCAAATGATGCTACAAAGAACATCATTCCAACGATGTATGCGGCCGAATCTGGCGTATACCTGATCTGCTTACTTTCGTCAACCCATGCAATGCTGCACATAATGGAGAACAGAACGAGCCATAGCATTAGCAGATACTCCTTGAACATCATCTTCTTCTTGTTGTAATGAAAAACAGCCAGTTGTTTCCAACAGAATCCGTTTTTATTAGTTCACAGCATATTGGGAATGTGTCGTTTCGTATACGATAACAGATTAGTCTTGGCATACATGTAGTATTTGCGGTAGGACAATATCGAATCATCAGACTTGTACTCGTCAGGCATTGCAGGGGTAGGATCTTTGAGCCACTTTGTTTCAGTTAAGGCAGGAGGCGGATACTGTTCCAGCCACAATAAGTGTGCGAGACACGCGTGTGGGTTCTTGGGGGCGAATCGAAACTCGTGTTCCAGCACCAGATCCTTGGCAAGTGAAATGAGCCAGTAGTAATGCGCAAGACTTGTGCGCGTCCAAATTGCAGATGGATGATTCTTATGAGTTGAGCGGTATCCGCGGTTACCAGTAGAAGCACACACAGGCGCAGAAACCTGAATCATGTGTGTGCCGCCGTTCTCGTGATGAGCAGTGTAAAGAAGTTGAGTCGATTCCAGAATCATTTTGACGACGTGTTTATCACAGTGCCATCTTGCACACTGACGAGTTTTCCTGCTCAAGAAGAAGATGTTCATTTGAAGTTGAAAAATGGTAGTTGTTTCTAAACGTTTCCGTTTTGTAAAACAATGAAGACGCGCAAGAATAAGTTTAAGACTCCGCGGAAGTTCAGCAAAGCATATTGCATGAAGAAAACCTGCAAGAAAATGGGGTTCACGGAGAAAGCGTCGTGCCGTCCGTACAAGAACTGTTACAAGAAGAAGTGAGAGTTTACTCATAATATTTCTGAATGTGTCTATTGATTTCCCAATGATACCCCCATCGTCCCAACAGAACTTTAGGAGTGTCACGTGGATAAAAGAACCGGAACAGTCTGCTCAGCATCCTGTATTGTGTGTTTAAAAATGGGCTATTCGCCCTAAGTAGTTTCGTTTTTAATTTTATTTTTGAGAAGCACGTAGTTCTTCCATCTTGGCAAGAATACGCTTTTCAATCTCCTCCTGTTTTAAACGTTGCTTAGCTATATCAAGTATATAAGCCTCTTCTTCACGAAGCTTCCTATCTTTAACCTTCATAAGTTCCTGCTCCTGTTTTTCCGCCTGAAGTTTAAGCCACTGTTGTGGACACACGTCATTCGGTAACGCTGGCATCTTTACTGAAAACTGTATATTATCCCTAAACGTTTTCGTTTTTGTTAAATCCAGTTGAAAGTATCGTCCAAAGCCAGGGCGAAATGGTATCGGAGTGCACGAGTTTCCATGGATGTAAGTTCGTCCTTGAGTTTCAGACCTTCAGTCTTCTCTTCGTTCTTTGTCACACACTCTTCTGCGAACTCAACAGGACCTTTTTTCCATTCATGAACGTGTTTGGAAATAAGAGCTTCGCGTAACTTGTCGGTGGACATAAAAGGACGCATAGTTTTACCGGACCTAATTAAAGGAAACTTAGGATCGGTATTGAACTGTTTCATCAAAGCCGAAATGTAATTATTGGCTACTAGAACAGGATCCTGTCTCCACGGAATAGATTTGGTGGTGTTAATTAATTTGAAGTAATCAATAATCTCGTCTTCGTTCGCAAACTGTTTCGCAGCAACAATAATACTGAAATCCAAAGCACTTTGGTGATGAAAGTATTCTTTCAAAAGATGGTGTCTATGTTGTCCGTCAATAATGTACTTGGCAACAACTTCATCATCTTCTTTAATGAATGCAAGTCGGAAAGGATTGGAGTTTAGTAAAGGGATATTTCCTTTCAAACCTTCACGAATACGGTCTACGTGTCCCATATCAATGACGCGATTGCCTTTCCATACGGGAACATTAGATAACCATTTTGCATTTACGACGCGATACAGCGATCCGTCTGTAGATCTGAATAGGTCCGCCATCTTGATTTAAAAATGGGCTATTCGCCCTAAGTAGTTTCGTTTTTGGTTAAATTAAAGGTTAATACTTACAACCGGAGTACCATTCATGTGCTTCTTTGCATAGCAGCTTGAAGCATCGTGACTATCGCGGCCACAACGCGTACAATTATTTGTTGTCTCCATTTCCTGGAATACTACCACTTCATCATCCGAACATGGAAAGTTAATAACTACACCGCTTGGAATATTCAGAAGCTTCATGTACATACCACACTGCGTCGCATGGTCATCCCTGATACTCCTCACCGATTTCAGCTCAACTACAATTGAATTGTTAATTACCAAATCTGCACGAACTGTACCAACATTTACTCCTTCAAACATAACAGGAATTTGCTGTTCGGTTTGAAATCTGATGTTATGCTTCTTCAGCAGGACTTCCATCGCATTATGGTAAACTCGCTCACTGAATCCAGCACCAAGAGTCTCAAACACACGATTGGCAAAAGTTTTAATCTGTTCCATCTTGATTTAAAAACGGGCTGTTCGCCCTAAGTAGTTTCGGTTTTACTTCTTATCAAACTTCCGTTTGAACTCAATGAGCTCGTTGAGCTTACTGTTGATTTCCCGCATAACAGTTATCAGTTCACCGACTTCAATTTTAGTATCCGCCATATTCTTCTTAATCTTCGCCTCTTTGGCAAATATAGCGTTCTCAATTTCACTAGCACTCAATCCAGTCTTTTTTGCAATATCCTCCATTGTAGACTTGTTCTTGAAATGAAGTTCTGCGGCAATTATGCACAGGCGTGACCGAATACCGCCGATAGTACGTTCGTGATGAGACGCAATATCTTTAATAGTTTGACCATCTGAAACAGCGTTTAGAAGATCAGACGTTTCATCCTTTGTCCAAGGCTGACCCATACGCGACGGGTACTTGTCGGGATTCTCAGCAACTAATTTCAAATAACTACTCATATTGATTGAAAAAGGATGGTTGTTTCCAACCAAATCCGTTTTTAGTTTGATTTACTCGTAGTCTGGATCGTCGGCAGACTCTTCGTCGCTATCATTATCGTGAATTACATTCTGTAGTTCCTCATCTGTCGCCAGACGATTCTGCTCAATATAGATCTTTACCTTCGTACTAATCTTCTTGAACAGATTGGGGCATAGCTGATGCGATGCCATCTTGACATATACAGCGTCCTCACTGTCGGGTACACCACGCCTCACCTTTACGAGATACTGTGCCCACTTGAATTGGACTGCAGTCGTATCGGCGTTGGTGAGAATGTCGTATAGCATTGGACCGAGACGGGTACCTAGTGCCCACTGACCACGCTTACGACGTCCGTCGGTGAGTTCCTCGATATCATCCGCATGTCTGAATATATCAAGAACACGAGTCAGAATCTCAACAACCTTGGTTCGGTCAATAGGATCCTGCATAGAAACTACCGTCTCTTGCTTGTCAAACGACTTCGCAATCTTATCAGGCCCATGAATGCAACCAGACACAAGTGCAACAGCAGCCGCCAAGTTCTTCTTTCCATCATCCTTCTTGTCCTCGCGGGTATCAAAGAACGTCTCTGTGATTCGCTGACGAAGAGGATACACATCATCGGTCAGAAGTGCTACTGCCTCTCGTACAAGAGGAGAGTCGTCTTCGGACATAGCATACAGCTGACCGTCAGTTACCCGAACATTCTTGTTCAGACGACGGAACATATCACGCTGATCCTTAACACTCAGATCCCTCATAACAACAAGTGTGATTGGGAATCGATCAATAAGGCGGCGCTCTGCGTCCGTAAGCTCACGAACCTTGTTCTCAAGAATGCGCCGGAATGTAGTGATCCGATTACCGCCCTCCATAACCTCTCTGATCTCCCGCCCATTTACGGTTCGGGTGCTGCAGATGATTGGGGGGATGTAGTAACCCTTCAGAATACTGTCTAGGCACTTCTCTTGCATCTCACGGTTCCACACATATGCGCGGTTCCTACGATGAATGTGAATAGTCTTGGTTGGGTCATATGTAGCATCTCCAACACGCCCAGAAAACTGATCGTCAAGTCCAGAAATAGTCGTCTGTACGTTCTCGGAGCTAGGCATCTTACTTTCAATGAAAAACGGTTAGTTGTTTCCAACCGAATCCGTTTTCATAATTCATTCATTACTCCTTGCGCCTCTTGTAGATCATGATAGTTTCGGAATCGTAGCATACAATAGAATCGGGCATGATGATACACGCGCCAACAAGGTCGTGCTCTTCTGCGAACTCGCGGCTCTTGTACTCTTGAATAGTACAGTTGCCTTTAAAGAGTGGATTAGCACAATCCTTCATGACCTTGTATGGTTCCATGAGATACCTCTTGATATCGTTGATGGCATAATCGCCCATGAAATAGTAATTCACGCGCTGCGGATCGTGAGAGTCAAGAAACGCGAACGCTGACTGTCCTCCCATCTTGATCTCTAATTGAAAAACTGAGGTTATTTCTAACCGAATCCGTTTTTTTTAAAATTTAGTTAAGACCAATCAACAAGAATTCCACTTTCTATAACTCTATTGCTGGACATATTCCTTGTCTCGCGGAACGAAACTTGGCATCCCGGAAACAGATTTCGCAACCCAATCACAATATCGTGACATAAATCGTTCGTATATCCATCCGTATTGATAAAGTACCTTGTATCGGTCCTTGAAGATGCGAATCCTCTGATCTGTTGATAGTATTGCCTAATATAGTTCTGAGCATTATTACGATTGATGATACGATCATTCTCCGCCTTCAGGTTCTGCATCTGCTCACGCGTGATAGGGTCCATCTTAATCTGTAATTGAAAAACGGTGGTTATTTCTAACCGAATCCGTTTTTGTTTTTAGTTTATTAAAGCACACTACGCCATCCCACAAACACATTACGCTCACAGCCATATGTGTTGTTCACAACTTGAATATGGACTTTAAAGTCGGGAAACAGCGTAAAGAGCTCGTCGCGGATAGCCTCCGCAACACCCTGCACATCCCCGAACATTCCCTCAGGAATGACGTGAAAGTACGAAGACGTATTCGTCTCAACTGCAAGCTTCCGCACAGCATAGTAAATCTTCTCTACTGCATTGCTGACATACTCCCGCGCCTTGGCGGTCTCAAACGCCTCGCGCTCAAGAATCAGATCGGAACGCGTGTAAGGTGTCATCGACATGATAGTAGTAATAATAAACTTGTATGAAAAATGGGTTATTCACCCAAATTGATTCCGTTTTTCATTAGGTACCACTTACTTGCCAACATACCGCAGCCAAGTTTCTACGACCATATATCCGAAATTCTTGCGAATGAAACTTATCCTGGTGTGTGTAGACGGCTGTCCGTACGCATCAAGAACCTTATCCACAACTTTCTGTTGCGTAATGTCCATCAAAGTATCCAACTGGATCGCGTGGCGCTGCAACAGTTCGTAAAGCACAGTTTCAATAACACCATCAAGTGTCATATTGAAGAACTCGCACTGCTGCTTTCCTCCAACAGTTATCGTAGTTTGGTAAACGTCTTCCATATTAAACGATTTCTGACTTAAATACTGTTGGTGAACCCAAATTCGTTTTGACCATATCTAAGTACAGTTTCGAAGTAAGAACGCGTTCTTGTTTTGACCAACTGGCTAAATGCATAATAAAAGGTTTGATTTTACGAGACTGGAGTTCGTGTTTGAAGAAGTGCTGGAGAACGCCGTAATCAAAACTTGCAGAATGTTTCTGGATTTCCAAAGTGTTGTAGTAAATCATTTTTATTAGCACTCCCTGGTCCCACCATTGAGGATACGGGTTCAATCTATACAGTTCTTCATCGTACGCCCACTTATTCAGAAACAGGTGGGCGTAATTCGTGTTTTTGACAATGAAAATACCGGTATTCAAATTGCGATTTCCCAGATCTTGGCTAAATAAGAAATCGGGGACTGGATTGCTTTTAATGAAGTCTACAATACTCGTTGAATGGTAATAGAAAAAGGCATCAGCATCTATCCAAACTAAGTAATCGTAATTCTTCAAATGTTCGAGAATGAGCGGCAGACGTTCCCACGCAGAATGACGATTCTCGTACCTTTTTACTCGCCCACAAATCAGCTCTAGTCCATGTTTCCGGCAATAGAGTTGATTGATTTGATAAGTTATGTCTCCATACTCACGAATCGCGTCGTCGTAAAACATGACAACGCCGACCCGCATTATTGTGTAAATTAACTCATTTACTTTAAGCCTCTTGACTTATTTCGCGGATCGTGATTGACACAGAAGGAATGCTTTTGTGTCGAAGGAAGATCGCATGAAGGAATAAAGCATTTGAACATAGTTGGTGAAGAAATCACGGGTTCATGGTTTGACTTACTACTGGAACATCCCATCGTTAAACTTTATGATCTTTGATTTTCCTGGATTTATATTCGTTTTAAGTGGCTGTGAAAAATACAGGTCGTTTGGAGAGTTCATATCTGGAGGACTTACCAGTTTCACAGCACCAGATTGAGAAAGTTGTTTACTGGATGCACATCCCATTTCAGTCTATTACATTGTCAGATTTTATAAGTATAACCGTGACAACGGAAACATATCTTTGACCTTATCGTTGACATATGTCACGCACATGAGCGTAGGACCAATATACTCAACATAGAATGACCATTTTTGGTCATTACTTACGCTTTCCTCGACGCAAATACGCTGTCCCATGAATCTAAATTTACCGTCTAACCATTTATCGTTTGTAATGTGTCGGCTGAGCATACCTTGATTAAGGACACAGAAATGAAAAATGAAATTCATTTTTATAAGTATCTTAAGCGTACGGTGCGATACTTATCGCATAAAACAATGTCGTGCACTGCTGTTCGTCATTACAAGGCTGGACCGTGCAAACACAAAGTGTTCAAGAACGAGATGTGCAAACTGCACTACAACGGCATGGTGTCTACGGGCATCAAGCACGTGCTGGAGTCTCAGATGATTCAGAGACAGGCAAACGAGTTTGCTGTGCTTCGAAGCAAGTACGTCTTACCGAGTCACCCGACTTTTCAAGAGGAGAAGGAGGTGATGGAGGTTCGGCACAAACACGAGCGTATTCGCATGGTGGAGAGACTGGAAGAGATGCCAGACACTGAAGCCGACATTGCGCACCGCGAGAAGATGTATCAGCGCCAACGACTCCGCGAGGAGCTGCAGCGTATTCGATATGATGAACGCTGGGATCCGCGAGAAGACCTTGGACATGGAGAAGAGCACGAAGAGCCGCGAGATGACCTGATTGGGTTCGCGGCAGATCGGCAGAACATTCACCGCGAGGTGACTGTCAATGAGGTGGTGAAGAAGACCATCCAGAAGGTGATTACGATCCCTGTGCCCACGGAATACCGCTGGAACATGGAGACGGTTGCCAAGACGCCCGGCGAGATAATCGCCGAGTGCAAACTCACGATTGCGGCTGGAAAGCTGCTGGTGGAGAAGTACACGTCGGACGAGACCATATATGATATGGTGTCCGGCATCTACGGCAAGACGCTCGACAGCGTCTGGCAGTACATCAAGAGCTCTTCCGACAAGGATGTGCTCATCAAGACGCTCAAGACTGAGCTGGAGGACAATATCGGCATGTGTGCGCAGGGAAACCTGACACGGCTGTGCAATGTCCTGCAAGGGTATGTCACAGACATGCCCACTCCGCCCGTCGCCGAGATTCTCGGTGACCTGCTGCCGCCGCTCATGGCCATTAAGGACCGAAAGGTCCGGCGTGAGACGGCACTGCAAATCATGCGCACACACAACGTGCCCGAAGATGAGCAGGATGTGTGGCTGAACGAGCTGGACGATGATGATGATGCCGACGAGGAGCGCCGAGCGTACCTCGACGAGTTGAGGATGGATTACTATCCGGACTAAACGAAACTGAAACCAAAATACAAAAGAGTAAAATCAAAAATCTAAAAATTTTTTGAATTTGGCCATGATCTTTTCAGGAGTGTATTCGCGATAAGCATTCCAGTCGTCTTTTGATTGAATAATGGTTCGTATGTTCTTAAAAATATCTAGGAGCTGTTCTTTTGATTCGTAAATTACGGCTTTGTCTCCAAGAATGAGTACATGTTCCATATCCCCAATATTGCAAGTTATAACCGGTTTGTTCCGCACAGAAAATTCTGCGGCAGCTGCACCGAATGTTTCGCCCATTTGTCTAGCGTGTATCATTGCATCGCAAGTATTAATGAACTTTGTTTTGTACTCTAGATCTATATTCACAGGCAAATATATGATCCTAGGGTGTTCATAGAATTTGGCGGTATTCATAAACACAAAGTAAGCGTTCGTATTCAAATTTAAGAACTCCTTAATTGCTTCATGCGCCATTGGGATATCAAATTGGCATATACCGCCATGCCGACCGAAAACAACCGCATCGGATGGAATACCTAGTTCGTTGCGCAGGGTTTCGTTTACAGATGGTAGATGAACAATGTAAGGAATGACGGGGATATTTGTAGCGTATACAGTGTTCAAATGGTGTGAGATAGAGATAGAGTAATTTCCTTCAGGATGGGTGGTTTCAAATATGCAATGCTTAACCGTTTTTGTTTTACCCCAAATATCCTTATTGTCGAAATGATAGATGTCATCTTTCCATCCATGTGTTTGAGTGTAAAAATAGGATAAATTAATTGTGTCTATTACATTTTTCATATCTGTCATGTTACTGATCTCTACAATTGGAAACCTTGATGCGAACTTAGAATACGAATGTCGAACAGTAGGAAATCCGATATTTCTCTGTGTTTCTTCGGTGAAACAAATAATATAACTTTTATTCTTTAGGATCTCTTCATTATAATTCGCATAATCATACACAGATACTTCTGTTCCACGTTCTCCAAAATGTCTGACGAAAAACCCGATATTCATTTACTGTTTCTTGGTTGTAATATCTAAACGTATAAAAAACGGATTTTAACGGTACAAAATCAAGAAAGAGTGTAATGTGGGGAAATTCTAGATTCTTTCCCCATATTACTCCCGGACTTGATAAAATCCTCGGGGTGAAAGCCAGTAATGGTAAAGGACTTTATCTGGTATAATAGTGTTTGGATCAACACTCTAATAAGATCCCCGAAAAACCCTCGTTACAGGGTTTGTCGTTCCGTATAAAGGAATATACTAGGTTGCGGATGTCGACCGAACTATTCTGGACAGCGAACGTTTTTTGCTTGAAAACAAAAACGGATTTAATAAGTGTTAGTTTAGTAGTAGTACTAAAAACAACAAGACCCGACCTTTAATAAAAATGGGTCCTGAGATTGTTCTTATTGTATTCTTGTCATTGATGTTGGCGTATGCATTTGGATGGGTAATCCATGTAGCAATTACAAGGGGGCGTATGACGCCCTTCACCGCCGCATGAGATATGAATGAAATTGAAAAGTGTTCTGAAAATGAAGAAAAACGGATATTTTTCTTTGAATGTACTGTATGTCATCAAAGATGAGTGTTCGTGCAGCTATTATGGCAGCAGCTCGAGCCCGTGCGCATGAGAAGATGGCAGTGTTTACTGACCAGATCAAGGAGTCGCTTAAGGAGCGAATGAATGCCGAAGATAGGTTGGCAGGTCATCTGCTGATGGATCTGCCTGAGCGAGACATGAAGGAAATCAAGCGCGCGATGAGCGAGATGCAGATTCATGTAAAGACGCTACCGGCTATCCGGGAAAAGAACCGCCGCAGTACGAACTACTTCCGCATGGAGATGGACGTATGGTGGAAGGAGAAGCAAAACGAATCAAATGATGTTGATATGAAGTAAGTAATAAAATGTTACATATATTATTTGAAGTTTGTCTAGTTCTATTTATGAGTTATCTAACTTTAGTCTCGATTTACATTGCGCTCTACTTCTGAAAAACGTAAATTTTTCAACGTAAATTTTTTCCCGTAAGAGTCTACGGAACATGGATCCTATAAAGTGTCAAGTACTCACTCAAACAAAAGGCACACAATGTAAAACCAAGCACAAGGCTAACTCGCAATATTGTAGTCTTCACGAAACCAAGCGAGAACAAACTGGTCCACATCGGTTTGCGAGAGAGCAGGTGGCAATTAAACATAAGTTTGAAACTAGAGCTCAAATTGAAGAGTTCAATATCCGCCGTGACCAAGTACGTAATGACCCACGTGCGATGAGAGCTATTACGAATGAAGAGACGATTGCTGAAGCTGCCCTGACAGTCCGTCATCGCGAGGAGATGGATGCACTTCTTGATGCACATCATGCCGAAATTGCTGCAAATGGAGGTCGTGATCCGGACCAACCAGCAAATATGGGTCGCGATATCAATGCGATGATCACACAACAAGTACGGCTAGAAGGATGGGTAAGGAGACAGTGGGCACGTCTTGGCGACCGCAATCATATGATTGCTCAAATTGAACATCTACGAACTCGTGCGCGTACGATGCTCCTGGCTCCTCATATTACACCAGCAATTGTCATTCGGCTCGAGTTGCTGATAAACCATATCACTCTGAATTTGGACGGGTTTATGGCCCGAGCCATGCAGGATTTGGAGAATGGCGGTGCGATTCGTGGATGGGGAGGCGAAGAAGTTCTTCCTCCAGCACAGCGTCTTGGAGCTATCGCTATGGCTGTACCCAATCCTAACAATGCACTTGCGCGAATTGCGAACGATGCTCAGAATGTACATACCCAACTCGTAGTTGAACAGACCAAGAAGAACGTGGCAGAAATCCTGAAGATTCCAGTTCCCGAACTGTTCAAATGGCAGACGAAAAGGTTGTCAATGACGTACAAACAAATCATCCTGTTCTGCCACTTATCGCCAAAATCGGCATGGCAGTTCAGTTCGATGTACTGCTCGGACGCTACAATTTACGATCTAGAACCGGGTATTTTCGGAAAGGTGGTGGATGGAGTATGGCAGTTTATTAAAAACTCGCCGGACAAGGCAGACTTGAAAAAGATTCTGGCAGCTGAATTGCGTGATAATATCGGCATGTGTGCGCAAGGCAATTTATCACGTATGTGCAATGTTCTCCAAGGGTATTTGGAAGGTATTGGACAGAAAGAGTCAGTCAATGCAATTCTGGGACGGGAGTTCCCGAAATTGATGGAGATTGAGGATCCAGTAGAACGGGAAGCAAGAGGAGCGGCTATCTTGAAAGAACACAATGTTCCTGAATCCGAATGGAATAACTGGTTAGAGCCACTAAAAGATTGAAAATGTATTTTCTTGTACCAAGAATCAGGCGGATCAACTATGAGTGATCAATTAGACAAGTTTCAGAAGACACGTGCGTGTCCCAAGTGCGCGAATAGTTATTTCACACTTGATGTGAATTGGATGTCGACATATATAAAAACTGTGTACACTTGCGACACATGTAATTGGAGCTGTATTAAGATGGCTAATTGTACATCACCCGCCAATGTTCGGGATCCTTCTTTGTCAAATCGGTTAAAAGTTTCCGCACCACAGATTCTGTCAGAGTGAATGGTGTAGTATACTCTACGTAGAAGACGTACTCTTTCATAGAGTCATCCTGCATGACTCTCAGCATATTCAAACGCGTCATCATGCTTTCGACGGTGCGAATGAGAGTGCGCACACCTTTTTCTTCTTCTGAATACTCGGCGATAATGTGTTTGATCGCAGCATCTGTGAGCACAATTTCTTCCGGCTTGAACTTCAAACTTTCGAGTAATTGAGGCCAAATGTAATCTTTGAGAATAGCTTTCTTATCGTTCTCAGTATATCCTCCACAATGAATGACTGTCATGCGGTCGCGCAGAATCGGGTGAACCTTTTCAATGTCGTTGAACGAGAACACGAACAGACATTGAGATAAATCGAAATCTACGCCGGAAAAGTACCGGTCGTGGAACTGGGAGTTCTGTGACCGATCGGTTAAATGAATCATCATATTCACAATTTCCTCGCCGTGTGGAGTTGTGGACACTTTATCCAATTCGTCAAAGTACATCACAGGATTCATGGCTCCAGCATGCATGAGTGAATCAGCGATGCGTCCCCACATAGATCCTTCGTAAGTGTACGAATGACCAACAAACCCGGATACATCTGAAGCTCCGCCTAACGAAAAGAACTCGAACGGACGTTTCATGACTTCAGCAATTGCATTACGCGCCAAACTCGTCTTACCTACACCCATAGCTCCCTGCAAGGCAATGACGTTACCTACGGACTTAGGATTGACAATAAACTGAGCGAGGATCTGTAGGATTTGGGTTTTGGCGGGAACCATGCCGTAAATATGTTTATCCATCGTTTTACGGGCTTCGGCCATGAAAGCATTGCACATCATAGGTCCATGTTCTAGAGTTACGGGAAGAGGAACGACTTTTCCAAACGGAACTTTCAGGAACGCGTCTATCCAATTACGAAGTTTGTACGATTCCCCTGAATCCGCACCCATCTCTTCAACGGCTGTGATTTTTTTGATGACGTTGGACTTAATGTAGTCTGACACTGGAAGTTCAAGGACACGGAATTTGGGAGGAATGCTGCCTTCAGCTAAACTCATATCCGTCATCTTCTTCATCAAAGCACAAAGTGAGTTTTGACGTTCGGCGGGTTGGCTTTTGAAGTACGCTAATTCAGGTTTTGTTAGTTGTAGTGGAAGTTTATCATCTGATTCATCCTTTTTTGAGTTGTTGCGAGTTGATGGTCCTTTCGTGACATACTTGCTCATCAAGAAATCAATGAACTCGCTCTTCGCCTCTTCTTCGACCTCATCATCATCCTCTTCGTAATCTTCGTCGCTTGTTGTTGGAATCGTGACGCTGGGCTTATCGTCATCGGACGACTGCGAATCCAGGGTATCGTCCTTTATCCACAAAGTATCCCCGTCTGTTTTCTTACGTTTTTGCGGAGGAGGGTCGGCCATATCTGCAGATCCTACTCTATCACGCGCGGACTCCTTAGACGTCCGCTTCGTCATTTGTTTGAGTATCTAAAATAAAACCGGATAAATACCATTCATATTTTGAGGAGAAAGAGTAATATGGAAGTAGAACAGGTTGCGGATTTGGCGCAAGTGGCGCAAAAACAAATTGATAAAGAGACGGCGGGAAACCCTGAAGTCAAAAAAATGATCAAGATCGTCCAGGAGTTTATTGAGACGCATCGTGTGATGTGTTATGGAGGCACGGCGATCAACAATCTCCTACCCCCGCAGGATCAGTTTTATGATTACTCGGTGGAGATTCCGGACTACGACTTCTTTTCAGAAACTCCACAGGTCCATTCTGCTAAATTAGCCGATCGGTTAGCGAATGCAGGGTTTGCGAGTGTAGAAGTGAAGCCGGGCGTACACTTGGGAACATTCAAGGTGTTTGCGGACTATATTGGTGTGGCGGATATTTCGCACATGGATCCTGAAATGTTCAAGAAGTTATGGTCTGAAAGTATTGAGAAGAGCAATATTCATTACGTTCCTCCGGATTTTTTGCGTATGTCGATGTACCTAGAGCTTTCTAGACCGAAAGGCGATGTGTCTCGATGGAAGAAAGTGTACGGTCGTCTCCAGCTGTTGAATAAACACTATCCTCTAACGTGTCCAGCGGGAAGTGAAGAGGTAAGTGATGAGTATTTAGACGAGGATACAAGGTTACACATCCGTACGATTATGGAAAGCGAGAAGGTGGTATTGTTGGGGTTCAATGCTTCGATGATGCAGGATAAAACTCCTAAGAAATGGAAGTTACCGCTGGATTTATTGGCGACGCCCGAAAAGCGAACGGACCTGACAAAAAGGATCATGCATACGTTTGGAAAGCCAGTTAAGTCTCGCGATTTTCCGGCGTACGAAGAGTTGATGCCTCCGCGCACCGATATTATGGACGATAAGAAGAATGTGCTTGTTCGGATTTACGAGACACAGGCGTGTCACAGTTACCATAAGACGCCATCAGGGCTCATGGTAGCAAGTATCCCGACTCTTCTCCAGTTCTTTCTTTCGACGCTGTATGCGCCTAAAGAGTTCTTGGAATCAAAGCCCGAGCAGCGGTTTCTGTGTACCGCCGAACATTTAGTGAATTTAGCGAACGGAACAAATCGGAAGTACAAGATCTTGACACCTCTGACGTGTATTGGAACACAGAAAGATCTTGTGTCAATGATGGCGGACAAATCTGAAAAGTTTAAGGTATTGATGGGAAATCGTGAGTCGCGTGAATTCCTGGAACTGTTTTTCAGTTATCGACCAACAGACTTAACCAAAACTCAGCGCCAGAAAGTGCGTAAATCATTAAAAAAGACGCTCAAGATCCACCGACCTTAGCGTTCGTACCTATAAACGCAGCTCCAGTACATCCGGCACACGCCAACTTTCCGTGATCGTAAATTAGCTTGAAATCGTTGCCGAACTTTATCCATGGAGGACTAGTATCAGTATTACCCGTATTCTTGGTGCTGTACGAATAGTACTCGCGTTTCTGTTTCAGCTGTCGCGTCCAGTCGCTGGAATCGCGGGTAGGACCATTAGTGTACCCAGTGTATCCAGCAGGACCCTGTGAACTCATTTGTATCTAAGAAGACAAAGATGTTCAAGACGAGCCAGTTGATTCTTCTTGGGGTTGTATCTCTTCTTGTTCTGTATGCGGTATTCGGTAAACGCGAACATATGTCAATGAACAAAGACAGCTCTAAGAACTGGGACAAACCGGAACTATCATCAGTTCCTCAAACTACCCCAGAATCTCCCGAGCTCCTTCTTATGAAGGATCGGCTTACCGCTTTAGAAACTGCAGTAGCCGACTTGAAAACTAAAGTCTCGAAATAACAAATGTACTGGGTACTTTTAATTATTTTGATATTTGCTATATGGTATGTCGTAGCGAATCGTCAGACGCTGATATTAGAACATCTGGATGCTACAACTGGAGTAAAGGGACCGGTACCAGCTGCTCCACCGGTAACTGCAGTAGGAGCTACAGGTCCTGCGCCATTGACTGCTGGTCAGAAGAAACAGTGTGATGATTTGAAAGCGTCAAAAGACAGCCAAGATCCACTGAAACAAGCAGTGTACCAAGCGGCCGTAGACCAAGGAAAGATCCCCGAATTCTGCGAGAAAATCTTGAACGATTTGAGTGATGTAGCAGCGTTGGCGTCGAAATTGACAACGTTGCAACAGGAAGTAGATACTATGAAGAAACAGGCAAAAGATCAATCAGCTCAAGCTGCAGCCGCTCAGGCGAGTTTACAGGCTATGACTTAAAGTCCACCAGTTAAATGGCTGAGCCAGAACGACTGGTCGTGGTAAGGAGGTACGACGGTTGTATCCTGAGAAGTGACTGGAGTCTGAGCCATAATTGGAGCAATCGATTCGGGAGTGAGTAAGTAATTATAGTGAGTTAATCCAGCAATTGAACCGTCGAAACCGCCGGCAATTGTTGTGTGAACAGTCTCTGAATTCTGTTTGGGGATTTGAGTTAGTGAATGGTGGATGTATAAGTTTCCGTCAACGTAAATATCCACGGATTCCTGTGATACGGCAATAGCTACATGAACCCATTTCTGAGCGGGGATGTTTCCTATTGGGATCGTTTCAGTTCCTCCGAACGTATCGATCTTCACGATGAGGGAGTTAGAGGAAGCGTCCAAAAAGAGAGCGGGGCACATAGAGGATAAGTCAATAGGTCCTTTTGTGAAGATGACTTTCGGGGCGCCGTAGCGGTACGAGAAGTCATTGATCTTGACCCAACAAGCGTATGAGAACGTCATTCCTTGAGCTTGGTTGAAAGACTTAGGTATCTGAGTAGGACTATCGAACTGTTTACGTCCATCAGAAATCGGACCGACAATTGAGATCGTGCCAGTTGCAGCGGGAGACGCAGTGACAGCTGTGTACACTAAATAAATAGTCACTAGAGTCACTATGACTGCGAGTATAGTAACGACGTAACTCATTGTTATTATTAGAGTTTTAGAATGTATATTCCCGAAGTTGTTTTCCAACGGTATCAAAGAGTCCGAACTTCACCGAGTACCCTGTAGTATTAACCATAGCACTCGCATTAGGGGCACCTGGATTGGTGGTGACGCACGAGTTGCTAGCTCCATAGAAGGCTAGAGCATCTGAAGGATTGAGCATTTTTGGCGATGTCTGGAGACCACATACCTGACCTGAGAATCCGCCATTCGGCGTGATCTGAATATCTCCGACTGCGGGTTTAGGTACGCCGGACAAGAAGCATGATTTCACAAGCATACCGTTGACGTACACGTCCAAGTTGCGCTCGAACACCGTTAGAGAGACAGAAAACCATGACTGGAGAGGGATATTGGGAACTTCGCAAGTGAATACATCGTCGGCGGTTTCAGGGGCATTAGCGGGAGCAGGTTCTGAAACTCCGCCTGAACTGTCAGTTGGAAATACTGAGATGGCGATACGCAGAACATTATCGGTCGGGTGGAGAGTGACTTTAGGATTCATGATTGCTGGGTTAGTAGAGTCTGGGCGAATTAGGACCGGCTTCTCATGTCCGTACCCGTAATTCCAGTCCTTAATGTACATCCACCACTGCATACCGTAAGCGCCCTGGTTACCAGCTGAAAGAGGCGCACCAGCCGCTGTAACGCTAGTCCCTTTCTGGGCATCTACAGCGTCAGGCATGTTTCCATATCCGTAGTACAACTGGTACAGTAGGGGAGGAGGAGGAGCGGCGCCAGTTGATCCAGGAACGCTTCCACCAGAACCAGTAGGTCCAGTAGGGCCAGTAGGACCTGGAATCGTTGATACAGTGGAAGGAGACTGAGACGAAGCGTAAGGCGCTGAACCGGATGCTACATCAATAGACGACTGATCACCTGGTTGAGCATTATCCATTCCTTCGGTGAAATTGGAGAAGTGCGCAAATCCAGGGAATGCGATTGTCTGCCATCCATTTGAACGAGCAATTAAATCATATATGACAATCACGACTATAATTAAAACCGTAAGTCCTAACAACCCACCAACAATTCCAAGACCTAACTTCCACCGACTTGCTGTAGCCAGAGCGGCTGCTGCAGCTGCCTGGGCGTCCGCCGCAGCTTTAGCTGAAGCTGCCTGAATTTCGGCATTCTGCTTTGCTAGGTTAGCAATATAGTCCCCCGAAAACGTCGCTTTGGAAATATCGGGTGCTAGAACTTGAGGAAGTACAGGACCAACTGGAGCTGCCGGTTTACTTGAGCTTCCACCCATTTGTTAGAAAGCCGGAAGTAAAAACGGACGATATGACAGTGAAATGTCGGTCAAGGAAATGTACTGCAACAATTGTGGTGAAAAAGGTCACGTGTTTCGAACATGTAAAGACCCAATCATATCGTGTGGGATTCTCTTGCTGCGAGGAGCCTACGATCCTTTAAAATTACCAGTAGATCCAAGAACGATTGGTGTTCTGATGGTGAAACGTAAAGATTCAATGGCATATATGGAATTCATTCGGGGAAAGTATGATATTGGAGATCCGGCATATATTGATCGCCTTGTTGGAAACATGACCTTGCCGGAACAGACACTTATCGTGTCCGAAGAGTTTGATACCTTATGGACCAAACTGTGGGGACAGGGACGAGACACACATTCAGCCGAGTACGAAATCTCGAAATCTAAATATTATCAACTCGACCGCGCTGAGATTTCTCATCGTAATCGGTCGAAGTATTCTGAACCAGAATGGGGGTTTCCGAAAGGCAGGAGAATGCGAGGTGAGTCTGATTCCGTATGCGCCGTCCGCGAATTCTTCGAAGAAACCAATATTCCTCCTGAAGCGTATACTCTCCACGAATCCCTGAAGTTCACGGAAACCTTTAAAGGTACAAATAACATTATGTACCGCCACATCTATTTCGTGGCTTTATTGAACGATTCCAAAATCGTGAACTTGAAGCAGAAACTCACGTTCATGCAGAGCAAAGAGATTTCGGAAGTTGACTGGAAATCGTTGTCAGAATGCAAGTCCGTAATTCGACCACATTATACTGAACGTGTGGCGTTAATGGGCCAAGTCGAACGTCTGATTGCCACACATCAAAGTATGTCATACTAATAACAATGAATACCATTCTTTCAGCAGCTGGAGTATTTGGTGGGTTCACGGTAGGAACTAGTGCGATTCTTATGGCAAGTACGTACGCTACTTGCGAAAAGATAGATACAGCCGCATCGTTTAAAGATGGAGCGATTGCGGCGGCAGTTCCGTCTTTAGCCTTCTTTTTAGCTTCGTACTTCGAGTTCCTGCGCCGTCCGTTCGTTGATTTTTATACGGGATTTGGACTTGAGGAGCCTATGAACACTCGCGCAGCACTGGGCCATATTCTCCTTATCTTTTTATGGCCTATGATCGTATGGGCATTCCACGATGCATCTTCAAAGGCATGTGTAGCTTCAGTTGACGAGATGGCGAAGTTCAAGACTGAACTTATGGCTAAACTGAGTGAGAAGCAGCACAAGGATGCTAAGACGACTGAACCTCCTAAATCAGCTTAGAAATCAAAGTCCAAAATATAGACCACGGTCAAGTATGCAGCAATTGCCAGACCCATAATCCATATCCAAACAGGAAAGACTGTAGACTCTCTCTTTCCAACTCCAAAGGGGCGGATATTTCCTTGTCTATCAAAAGCCACACTGGGCTTTACATAGAGAAACCCTGCGACGTAGAAAAGATATATTGCGACCGTCCATAATTTAGGATTCTTGCGGACAACCTCTTCCATTATCATTTCGGTTGTAAAATTAAGTGAGAATGTCCTACGTTTTGCCCAATCGAAAGGCATTCGTGGATTCCATAACCCGCATTTTCCTGAAGTACCGTCAGAAGGATATGGAAGGTACAGACGGTAAGCCGGGCGAACTGTACCCTTACCAGAAACTCGTCAGAGACTACCTCCTAATTGAAACTCCATACCGAGGTCTATTAGTCTACCACGGTCTTGGATCAGGAAAGACATGTTCAGCCATCGCGGTCGCCGAATCTTTGATGACCAATAAGAAGGTATTTGTCTTACTTCCAGCCTCACTCCGCCCCAATTTTCTCGGCGAAATCAGATCGTGTGGTGATCCAGTATACAAGAAAGATACTCACTGGGAAGAGAAGAAGATCAGGAATGAAGAGGATCGCGATACTGCGAAATCCATGGGTATTTCCGAAGAGTATTTGGATAAGAATGGGCGGTACTTTATGACCGTTCAGGGCGCAGCTCCGAATTTCCGGACATTGTCACTCGATCAGCAGAAAGGTATTGATGCACAAATTGACGATCTGATTAATTCGCGGTTCACATTCATTAATTATGACGGTATTCAGGCATCGAATATCGATCGCATTCTTCCGTCTGAACATATGTTTGATGACTCTGTAGTCATTATTGACGAGGCACATAACTTAATTAGTGCCGTGTTCAACGAAAGCGAACTGAAACGTCGGGTATACGATCTTATTTACAAAGCCATAAACTGTAAGGTTGTTGCACTGTCCGGAACTCCTATGATCAATCGCCCTCAAGAAATTGCCTTTTTAATGAATCTTCTTCGTGGACCTATTGAACGGGTTGTAGTTCCAACTAAATCTGCTATGTCATGGGACGAAGCTTTAATGACGGCCTTTTTCCGTAAACAGAAAGATGTTGATACTGTAGAGTACAATTCCGTGAAACACGAACTGAAACTTACCCGAAACCCTCCGTATTTCGAGAGCGTGTATAACGATAAGGGAGATCGGATTGCCGTAAAGTACAACAAGGAATTCAAGCAGGAACCGGATATCAAGAAATGGGCAGCGGAATGGAAGACTGAGTTTGAGAATAAGTTTGCGGGTGTAGAGTTGCTAGGCGAAGACAAGATGTCGGTCGAAAAGCTGGAGTGTTTGCCCACTGACTATGAGGAGTTTATGAAAACGTTTGTAGAAGGATTGAATATCAAGAATGCTTTAATGTTTGGCCGTCGTATTCAAGGGTTAGTATCATATTATCGTGGAGCCGACGAGAAACTTCTTCCTAAACGTCTGGATGAAGACAAAACTTTGCAGAAGATTGAGATGTCTGATGAACAGTATTTGCGATACTTAGAAGCCCGTAAAATTGAAATTGATCGTGAAACAAGTAAGAATCGTAATCCTTCATTGAACGATGACTTAGGTTCATTCCGTATGAATTCGCGCCAAGTATGTAACTTTGCGATACCTCCTGAATTCAAGTACAAGATGACAGAAGAAGGTGAGACAGAGTACACATTGCGTGGCAAACCTATTCCTGAAGACAAACTGGAAATTTTGAAGAAGATTGATGCAGAACCTGAACGATTCTTAACTCCTAAAGTACTCCAGAACTTCTCATCGAAAATGGCTCAGATGCTCAAAGATTTGAAGTCTACGGTAGGAAAAGATGGCGAGTTCAATAATCAGTTCGTGTATTCGCAGTACCGATCACTTGAAGGGTTGGGTCTGTTTGCACTTATACTGAACCACAATGGATTCCAGCCTTACAAAATGGTAAAAGAAGGAGGGCAGTGGCGAGAAGGAGAGATGGAAAAAGGTGTACCAGCATACGCTTTTTACACTGGAGAAGAAACGAAAGAGGAGCGTGAACTTGTTCGTTTGGTGTTTAACGGAGAGACCGAGAAGTTACCGTCATCAATGAAAGATTCGTTGAAAGAGCGCAAGTTGTGTATTATCATGGGAACAGAAGCGTCAGCCGAAGGTATTACTTTACTGAATGTCCGTAACGTGTACATCATGGAACCTTATTGGAACCCTGGACGTATTGAGCAAGTAATTGGACGTGCGATACGTCTGCACTCTCACGATAAATTACCGGAAGACGAACGCAATGTTACGGTGAAACTGTACATGTCAGTGTTTTCCGAAAAACAGTTAAAGGATCAGGAAGGACCGAACATTACACTCATTCGTCGTAATGATATTGGTAGCAAACGGTATGAGGGAGGCGAACCAGTTGAAGCGTTCATGAGTTCTGACGAAGTACTGTACAATACAGCATACAAAAAGGGTAAGATTGGCAAGGGTCTTTCTTCAGTTCTGAAACAAGCCGCAGTAGATTGCGAGATTCATCGTAAACTACACTCGAAAGAACAGCCAGTAATTCAATGTATGCGTTTCGATACAACCGTCACGTCTGAAGATTTGGCGTACCGTCCATCATATTTAACTGACGAGAAGGATACGTTGTACAAGCGTAACTTAATGATAAAGAGACGTAAACTCCAGATCATTAAAGTGAAAGGAATGGTTATGATTATGGATCCCAAAACGAACGAGATCTTTGATTACTCTGCGTTTCAGGATAACCAGCGGTTATTCCAGATAGGATCACGTAATGGACCCAACGCTATAACCTTTTTCCCGCATGTTGTATAAATGGCGACAGTCGCTCATCCGAGAACTATAGGAAATAATCAGACTGGTACGCGCGGATTATCCGCCGCTGACTGGACACGCTTGAAGCGTCTGCAGGGCGCTAAGACGTACGCTACTGTAATTGCGAACAATACTGACATTAACGGCCCAACGCCGCTACAAGCTGTACACTCTGTACCAATGCTGATTCCCCGGCATACTGGAGAAAGCCGTATCCAGCGCACGAACGGTCAGTGGTTAGATTACAAAGCTTCACAGACTGCGGACTATATCTATTCTAAGTCGCATATCAGTAACACGAACGCCAAGAATCTGCAACTGACACGTCTATGTAACTGCACGACCGTAAGTCTCAATGTAGACCGTACTGGATGCAAGAAATGCGGAGTATACACACATAAAACTATTCAGTAAATAAGTAAGTAGGATGTCTGGAGGTTTAATTCAGCTCGTCAATAAAGGTGCACAAGATCAACTAGTATGTGGGAACCCATCGTTCACTCATTTTAGGTCGGTGTATAAGCGCCACACGGATTTCGCCATGGAGCAATTTGAATTGGTGTTCAAGACAACAAATCTACGTTTACCGGCGTCTGGATCATTGACTCTCAGAGCAACAGTTGATCAATTGGCTCAGTTAGTCAACGATTGTTATGTCGTGATGACCCTTCCGAACATTTATTCGTCAGTGTATCCTATTACTCCCGGAACTCATCCTAACGTAAACAAGAACTCTCAAGCTATTGGGTACGAATTCCAGTGGATTCGGAATATCGGGTACAACATGATCGATCACGCCTCAATCTTAATCAATGGTCAGGAAGTCGTTCGGCATACTGGTGAATGGATGAAGTTGTATGCGGATATGAACTTTGATGCCAATAAGAAGGCGATGGTGAACCAGATGGTAGGTAATCTGCCGGAAATATATGATCCTGCGAATGCGTATGATCGCATAAACCAGTACCCTCATGCAGTATCCAGTCTTTCAAATCCCGCTGAGCCGTCGGTGTATGGACGTGTTCTGAATGTTCCTCTTCATTTTTGGTTCTGCGAGAATGTAGGTGCAGCGTTGCCTCTAGGGGCACTCCAAAACTCAATTGTTGAAATTGTGGTTGAGCTCAGGAACATGTACGAACTTTTTACGATCCGTGATATTCGTGAAAAAATTAATGGTCAGGTGAATCCAAATTTCGGGCAGCGTATCGCTCCTGATCCAAGCAGTGCTCTCATGACAATGAACAATTTCCTGTCGCCACCCAAATACTCCCTATATCCATCACCAAGTAACCCAGACCTTATGTACTGGAACCTCAACCCGTTCATTGAAGCCAACTACATTTTCCTGAACGATGCCGAGTTAGCGCATATTAACCGGACTGAACACTCGTTCTTAATCAAGCAGATTGATACGGTGTCTGCGAATGGACAGTATGGGTCTAGCAATGACCTTTCATTACTCATGAAGAATTTGTGTACTCAGGTCGTATGGGTATGTCAGCGCTCGGATCGGATACTCGCAAACGATATGGACAATTACACGAACTGGGTAGATCCTTACAAGCCCCCAATTGACACTACTGGATTAGCTGGTATGTGTACTTCTTACACGACCGGAAACAATCTCAGTACAGCTGTATCTCAGCGCGATATTCTGCTTGAATCATCAATTATTCTGGACGGAAAGGAACGGTTCACGTACAAACAGACCTACTTTTTTGCCCAGCTTGAGAATTATCGTCACCAGAAAGGTCAGACGTCCTCGGATATCCCAGGAATATATTCGTACTCGTTCTCGCTCGAACCGTACAATACTCAGCCGAGTGGTCACATCAACGGATCAATGTTCAATAAGACTTTACTGCGCAACACGTTTGTCCAGCCACCGTTAGTCACATCATCAAATAATCCGACGAACAATACACCTCCAGCTCCGGTATGCGTCCTCAAATCAACCCTAAATCTCCCGAACCCAACAGTAGTTAATCCAGGAGCTACTGGTCCAAATGGGCAATTGCTGTACTCGCCTCAGGACGTGATATCAATTATCCCAAGCACTCAGGTCGCAAATGCCGTAAAGACATTGCAGTACAATTACACTGTGACAGCATATGTTGAATCTTACAATTATCTCCGAGTGATGGGTGGAATTGCCAACGTTGTTTTCAGCTCGTAATGTATAATAGGAATGGCCACCGGAGTCAAAATTCAGTCGGCAAAGTACGGCGTAGGTACATCAACTGTAGATGTAACAAAAGCTGTTTCGGCTCAGTTAAAAGACGGACGTCTGAATTTCGTGGTTACAGCGTCCGCCTTGAATGTTGATGATCCTGCACCTGGACAACTGAAAACCCTGACGGTCACGTATTCTATTAATGGAGGACCGAGTAATACAGCAACAGCTGTAGATGGTGATTCTATGGACATCGATGCTCCTCCTGCACGTCTGGCTTCAGGATTACAGATCAAGAAGGCCAAGTATGGATATGATAAATCGTACACTGACGTGACAAGTGCTGTTCGGACGTATTTGAACGACGGATCAATTAATATCACGGTAAGTGCCGGTGCAATGGGTATCCCAGACCCTAACCCACAGAAGGTAAAATACTTAATGGTAGATTATACGATTAACGATGAACCAGGGTCGAAAAAGATCCAGGATGGTCAGAAGTTTCAGATATATGCTCCGGCAGTAGCTGCAGATATAACGCATACGCCTACAGACGGCGCACTGGATATTGTCGGAACTTTATTCAGCGACGTGTTCTTATTCATCAAGACTTTCTTCGTTCTTGCGATGACGATTCAGGCAGCCAAGTACGGTCAGACACTTTTTAATGGAGGGTACTGGGTCATTGGAGGATTAACTTTGTTCAGTTACGGGTTTTTCCCGATTCTCGTACTTCCTTTTCTGATTTTTATTTGGCATCTCGTTATGGGATAAACAAACAACGTGAAATATATAGTAATGGAATCCGATATATTTTTAGGGTTCACTCTAGAGTTTGGAGATCCACTCTACAGCGAACGAACGATGCGTGAATGGCAAACTCTTTGGAGAACAGTATGTGAAATGGCGTACAATCCCTATACTCATCAGTACCCCTTTATTCATACATTCTCACACCACTCAAACGAAATTGAAGATTTGCATGTGTACACTATCAACAGCTACCGCATAAAGAACCATAAACTACTGTGTTTTGAACATGTGTGGAAAGAGTACAAGAAAAAGACGCCAATGGTCAATATCCATTTGAAAGAACTGTATATTCCGCGGCTAATGATTCCATCACAAGAAGCCCAAGAGTTTATTCACCAAACCTTTCCAAACTGCAACATCATTTTCTGGGCGGAATAGTATAAATAAATGAGCGGAACTCTGGAATTACCCAAAGGTCCCCGTACTCCTCTGCGTCAGGTTCGTCCGTCTGATCCGTATGATTCGGAGGCATACTCTACGGCTAAGAAATTGAGCGTTCCTACTCCCCAATTACTTGCAGAGGCGAAAGCTGAACAGGCGCTAGAAGAAGTTCCGAAGTCTACTGGTGGCAAGTCTCGTCGTCGTAAGGGGGGCAAAAAGGCTCGTAAGACACGCAAGACTCGTCGTCGTAAGACGCGTAAGTAAATGAAAAATTGGCTTTCGCCGTTATGTTTTTTTGAGTTTTGTTGTTTTTATGTTTTTTTGAATATTTACATGTCCGCATACTTCCCAACCCCAGCGAAGCCGAGGAACACCTCTGCGTCGTTGTAGACGCGGTGCGTGGTCTCGCCGACCAGGCAGCCCTTAATCTCGTCCAGCCCCTCCTCGGAACTGGCCGCAGGGCCCGTCACGTGGCGACCCGTCTCGGGGTGCCAGTAGACGCCAACCGTATCGGTCTCCGTGAGACCGGTCAGCGCCTTCAGGTCCTCATAAGAGAGAACCTCGGGCACCACCGGCTCGACGACCTTGGCTGTATTCTTGGCCGCTAGCCAAGTCTGGACGTGCTCGTCCTTGGTCTTCGCGTCAAACTCCTCGTCCGACAGACCATCCACGTGCTTCTTCAGCACCTTCTTGGCATTCTCAAACGCCTTCTTGTCATCGCCAAATGCCTCCTTCAGCATCTTGGTGTGGCTCGCACCGGCGGTAAACGCGAACTCGCGCTTACCATCAGTGTTCTTTGCTGCAGTCTTGACGACCACAGGCTTCTCCTCTTCACCGGCCGCCACCTTGGCAACCTTCTTGCCCTTCACGGGCGCCGACGGAGCGTCGGCCTTCTTGGCAGGAGAGCGCTTGGCCTTCACAGGCGTCTTGGGCTCCTCTGCCTTACCCGCACCAGCATTGGCAACGGGTTCGACAGCCTTGACAGTGTCACCGCCCTTCTTGATCTCAGCGAGAATCTTGGACAGCTCATCGCGAGCCGCCTTGATGTCCTCCGCCGTATTGATGTTGGAAGTGATAATGAACTTGCTCATGTTGAGTGTTTGTTCTTGTCTTGGTTTGGTATGAGATGCATAACATTTATCAAATTAAATCCGTTTTTGATATTTGCGTTTCATGTAGTGTTTTATAGTACATAAATCTAACAAATGTCTACTGAGTTCGCCAAGGAGCATTTACGTGAACATCTTGTGGGGTTACTTGTCGGCCCCGTATCCGATGGATTTTGGTCAATTCACGATTCGGCTAAGGAACTATGTGACCGAAACAGTCAGCCAGATCAGGTCCTTCGTACGTTTCAGAATATGCTGACGCGCATCCCCGAATGGTCGGATGCCACACTGTCTACGGAAGTTGAGCGTATTCTCAAGATCACGAACTGCAAGTACATGGACGATCTTCTTATGGGTGTATTTATTGCATACATGAAGTCGTTTGCGTCTCTCCATTACCGTGGATCGCAGTCTGAACTCAAGATTGATTTTGACCGCCCATCGTTCGCGAAGTTCATTCATGAGCTGTACAAGCATTCGGCGCGTAAGATGTGGCAGATGGCTTACTATTTCAAGACGGTGGGTGTTTCGTCCGAGCAGCAGGCGCGTAACCGTCAGGAGATTGAGAAGATTGTTACGGAGTGTATGGAGCAGGTGATTCGTTCGTTCTTACCGTGGGAGGCGATTGCTAAGAAGTACTTCTCAGAAGATGATGATGTACCTCAGTCCGCGTCCTTACCCGTTCACGTCGAACATGCACCCGAAGAGCCGGTAGTTAAGAAGGCTGGTGCTGCCGTATCCACGCAGGTCAAGTTTGAAGATGAAGCGGCAGAGCCAGAGTCGGAGTCGGGGTCGGAGTCGGGGTCTGATAGCGGAGATGATGGTCGTGGAGAACTGAAGGTGGGAGATGAGGTTGCGGAAATCGAGTTTGAGGATATGGACAAGCCCGTACCTGGTCCGGTTGAAGAGCAGGAAGAGGGAGAAGATGATCCTCTAAAAGAGATCGAGGGAAAGATGGGGGATACTCTCGTTCTAAATATGTGAAATTTTGATTGAGCGCAAAATAAATGATGATTCCTATTGCTGCAGTTTCAGTGGCTCTTGTATGCTTTATCGTGTACGCTCTTGAACGTCGGTCAAAGGGTGAGCCAATTGATTGGATAGATGCAGGTAAGCTTTCGCTGTTTGGAGGCATTATTTCAGCCGGTGTGGTATTTGCGACCACAACGGATGTTGTTACAGATGTAGTTAAGACGATGGAGATCCCGAACGTTCAGGATATGTTCGTAGGGAAGCCCACTTTTTGATTAGGCTTCAATGACACAGCACTCTTCTCCAGCTGGAAGTGAATCAGTAGAATAATAAGGTTTCAACGATAAAATTTCGGTTCGTGGAACTGCATTTTTACAGAGCCGAGTAATCGCCTTGTAAAGATAGAAGCCATGATACCGATCATGCTTATCGTCCTTCTTTCCAAATAAGACAGAGTTATTGTCGTCCAACGTTAACCATTTCATGAAGAATTTGAATACCTGATTGTCGCGGTAATCTAAGCATTTAGGACCTTCAGGGAATAAGTCCCAGAACATTGAGGTGGCTAGACGTACTAAATCAAAAGAAGGATTCGGTTTGATTTCAGGGTGCTTGGGAAGGTACCAAGGCTCAAAATTGAACTGCCCACCTGCTTCTTCATCAATTGAAAAATGGTCGCTCATGAACAGTTTCGGCTCTTTCATGCCTAAAACTTTCACTGACCCAACTCCACGCTCAAAGTCAATGATCTTAATCAAGTAACCGTAGGTTGGAAGTTTGTAGAATGTTCCGGCACAGTTGTAGTACAGGTAATCACGATCTGTAGAAATGTACATGACATTATTGGAATGGAGATCGTTATGGGTGAACCCGTAATTACGCTGGGCAAATGCTAATGCGAACATGACCTGAGATAACCACGCCAGATGTTTTGGCGGATCGGGGTACTGAGAACAAAGTTCATGGAAGGTTCCAGTACACTTCTCCATGACAGTTACCTGAACAGGGACATTCGTGAACGATGCCCAAGCAAAAGGTTCACCATCATCATCTTCCTCTTCATCCTCATCTTCATCTGATTCGCAATCGCACGACTTAAGACCGAATACATAAGATGTAGATACTGAAGAGCTATCAGACTCATCATCATCTTCTTCTTCGCCATCACCCATCATCTTATTCATTTCGGCGGCTTCAGTAGGGCCTACTTGAGTACCCTCAAGTTCCTGAACATCATCAAGAACCATATCTTCGCCTAAAAGGACATTTGCTCGAGCTCCACGAGTATGCTTGAAATCTCCATGCTGAATATCATCAGTTAACTTGATCTCAAATGTTTTCCCGATATTTGAAGAAAACCATGAGCGTTCGGAAAGGTCTGCGTAGTCGTCGGATATATCTATGGTATGTTTCTCAGCTACCCCCGTAAAAACGCCGTAAACTTTCGGAAAATTCGGGCAACTTGATTGGGCTAGAACGGTGGAAAGAAGAGCGCCGACGTATGCGGCATTATTTGGATCTTGAATCTTTCGCCAGATCTCAGCGGATTCTTCTTCGGTCGTAGGTAATCCCAGCGTCGTTCCGTAATCCCCCTGCATCCACTTGAATGGTGAAAGAAGCATTGTGACCTTTCGATGAACTTCAGCTACAGTTCCTTTCGAGGTACGAACATGATCAGAGTCCTGAATAGAAGCAATACCATCGTTGACCTTGAACCCGAACTCTTGAGGCGAATCTCGGACTTCGGTTTTGAAAAGTTTTTGGATAGGAGGAAAAAATGGCTGAAGATGGTTCAGACCCCAAAACTGCTGAGCTTTAAGGCTCTTCGTATCGTATCGCTGAAGACTGAGGGCGACAGAGTTTGTTCGTAAATCACTTCCAACTGATGGTTTACGTTTAACCATATTATTATGGCGTCCCAAACATAAACTAAAAAGTACACGCACTAAAGCAAGTAGATGAACTTCCAGATCAAGAAGTTCAACATTGATATGTTGAAAGACAGATGTGAAATAGATTCACGTAAATCCCCAATGATTGTCGTGATTGGTAAGAAGGATACCGGAAAATCTTTCTTGGTACGCGATATTCTTTTCAGTACCCAGCATTGTTTCCCGATTGGTACGGTGATCTCAGGTACGGAAGTAGCTAACGAGTTTTTCCAGCACATGGTTCCGTCAAAGTTGATTCACGATAAGTACAACCCTTCAATCGTCATGAATATTATTAAGCGTCAGCTGGGAGTCAAAACTGCGAGAAACGAAGAAAAGAAACGGTCTGGTGGAAACTCGTCCACTGATCCTCGTGCGTTCCTCATTCTCGATGACTGTCTGTACGATGCTTCATGGATTAAGGAAGAGTCTACGCGCTACATTTTCATGAACGGCCGCCACATTGATGTGATGACGATTATTACTATGCAGTATCCTCTAGGTATTACGCCTAATTTGCGTACGAACGTAGATTTCGTGTTTATTTTGCGAGAGAGTATCGTGAATAATCGCCGTCGTATATACGACAATTATGCCGGTATGTTTCCCACGTTTGAGATGTTCTGTCAGTTCATGGACCAGTGCACTGAAAATTTCGAGTGCCTAGTTATTTGCAACGGTGTCCAGTCCAATAAACTGGAAGATCAGGTGTTTTGGTATAAAGCATCTGACCACCCGAACTTTCATTTATGCGATAATTCTCTGTGGACTGACAACAAGCCATTTTCTAGCGCGATGTTATCTCAGGATGAGTACAGTCCTGACTCATTAAGAAAAAAGAGCTCAAATCCTTGGGTAAAAGTCAGTCAGCAGGGCAAGGATAAACACTGATTCCCAATGTAGTTAAGAACTGGGTTTGGGCACCCATAATGTAATGCAAGATCTCCCCCGTCACGAATGTAGCTAACAGCGTTATCCAGAATCCAGTATTGAATAAATAAGCTAACAGTATCGCTAACAAAACTGTTCCGATACTGTCAACAACTGCAAATCCTAGAAAACGAGTACTGTGTGCTCCCTGCCGTGGTTTCCCGAATATGAAAGCGTACGGGCACCCCATTCTATTGTATTATACGACTCAAAGATCACGGGGCGCACCGCCCTCTGCAGGGTGAACGTTATCCTCAATGGCACGGCCAATGTCCGACGTATCGGCCACACCCTCGTCCTTCTTCGCATCTTCGAGATTCTTACGACGACGCTCAGCATTCTCCTTCTTCTGCTGCTCGATGCGCTGAGCCTTCTCCTCCTCGAAGAAAATCTCGCGGTTCACCTCGTTCTCCTTGTAGCGGCGCATCATCTCATTGAGCTCCTTCTCGGCATACTCGACCTCGGGCATCATGTTCTCAGAAGGATCCCACGGCAGCCACGCACCGACCTTGCCGATGTACAGGTTGTCGTTGGGGTAGCGGCGCTGGAGAACCTTGGCGTACGTCTGGCACTCCTCCAGATTGGCGAACACACGACGGAGCTTGACGCCACGGACATTCGTCTGGAAGTCTACCTTCTCATTGAACTGAGCCTCGACCTCCTTCTCCTTCTTCAGGAGGAAGACCTGGTACTGCTCGTGGACATCCGTCTTCCGGACCTCGTCCTCGTGCACCTTCTTGAACTCCTCCATGTCCTTAAATAGATCATCGACCTTGAGAGAATACTTCTTGGCGACAAAAGCCATCAGATGCTCAAGACCCTTGACCTTCCAATCGTACGCCATCCACTCAATAAACTTCTCGTTGTAGAACTCGGCCTTCTGCTTTACCACCTTCTCGGGCGAAATGAAAGAGATAATGCAGTAGCGCTGGGTGGGAACTTCCGGATCTTCTTCCAGATAATCAATAACAACTCCATCATCATCTTTCTTAGGTAGGGTCTCACGGGGCATTTGTTTACTGTATTCACGACGTGTTAAAGTCGTTAATTCTAACGAGTTCAAACTTTCGTATTTGGTTTGCACTGTCCAATCCCCTTGGTCTGCTGCATCATGATCGGAGCAGGAGAACCGGGTCCTGGACAATCGACATGATCATACCCCAAAATATGTCCTATTTCGTGCGACACCATGTACTGACGGTAATCGTCCAACTTAAGTTTGCTTTTAGATGCGCCATGGTACCATCGTTCAGCGTTCAACCACATCGTTTTACCACCCAGTTCGGCACACGAAAGTTTTCCTTCCAATCCACAATTCTTATCAATCGTAGGCTGAGACGATAAGTGGATTGTAACATCTTGACCTGAAAACACAGGTTCAAAAAAGTATCCTTTCGTCGACCATCCATCTGGATCGTTCAGATATGTCACAACATAAAACTCGATTTGTCCGGAAGGAATAGTGTACTGTTTTTGAACATCTGGATCAACTACAACTTTGACTTTAACCCTCTTCATCATTGTCCTTCTTTCCCAATAATTTCTCTGATCCTTTTTATAAAAATGCCCGAACAGAAGTCTGTTGCTGCCCCTGCTGGAGTTGACTTTGCCGACTTAACGACCCGTGCCGTGAAGTACGCCTTTGAGGGTCTAGCCGTCGCGATTGCGGCATACCTCCTACCTGGCAAGGGCCTCAAGCTGTCCGAGATCGGCATGATTGCCCTCGTTGCCCTGGCCACGTTCGCCATCCTGGACATCTATGCCCCGTCTGTCGGCTCGTCGGCGCGTACGGGTGCGGGTTTCGGTATTGGAGCTCATTTAGTCGGTTTTCCGTGATTTAAAATAGATCACAACCCCATAATTAAAAAACCTGAAACTGGCAATTAAAAGGTTGCCATTTTCAGGCTATGTGTAGTGAGTGAATTGTGTTCAATCAAACATCATCTGGGTAAAGATCTCCATGATGGTATTCCGCTGGTCGTTCGTGAACCCTCGCTGAATAAGAACGCACGAGTTTTCGTGCTCTAGATGAACTTCAAATTGCAGGAGGTCCTGATTATCATTCTTGAAGTCTACAATCGTCCATCCTTCAACCGTCTCGCCAACATGTCCCTTCACAGGGAAGTGATCGGCCGTAACCTTCTCCTCGACATCCGACACGACATTGTGAATGTTCCTCATCTTGATACTCATCTTTTTCATGAACTCATAACAAATTCCGTTTTCAATGAAGTGTATTACGACTATAATGCATCACCGCAAGGCTCCAATCCCTAAAGCTTTGAGAGAACAGGTTTGGTTATCAAAATTTGGGAAAAAGTATGAGGCTAAATGTTTTACGCCATGGTGTCAAAATAAAATTACGGTCTTTGATTTTCAGTGCGGACACGATATTCCAGAATCTAAAGGAGGTCCGACCGTTTTGTCGAATTTGTACCCTATTTGTGCGAGATGTAATAGTTCAATGAGCAATGTGTACAATTTCGAACAATGGTCACAAAAAGGCGCAAAACGGAAATCTTGGCTTCTTTGTTTTTGTGGAGGTATAACATGCCACCAACCGTTCGCTATAACGGAAAATGGTACGCCATCATCCCCAAGCCCTACGAACCCGAACGACAAACCTATCAAGTAGCGTGGATGCAAATCACAGATGGAATTACAGACCAGGAAGCATACCGCAAGTACTTTGAAGTACTCAGGAAAGAGTCAAAACTTTTATGCCCTTCATTTAGACAAGATGAGTAGTATAGTCACAGCCGTGATTGTTTCTACACTTGTTGTTCTGATAACTATACTTGGACTCCGTGCGTATACTGGAATTTGGCCAGGAGCTAAGATTATTCAGCAGAAACCAGTAGCTCAGGATAAACCTACCGCAGATACTCCGATTGAACCTGGAATTGTAAAGTTCATGTTTTTCTTTGCTTCATGGTGTCCTCATTGTAAAGATGCAGAACCGGAAGTTGCATCGTTCAAGCAGTTAATAGAGACCAATAATTACACGTACGGAGGTCATCGTGTAATATTTGAGAATGTGAATGCGTATGCGGATAAAGGTAAAGCCGCGCTATACAAGATCACGGCTTATCCTACTATCAAAGTCGAAACGGCCGACAAAATGTACGAAATGTCCGGTAAACCTACAGTTGCAAACTTCCGTGCGTTCCTTGTTGCAGCTCTAGGTCCCGAGAAAACTGGATAAATCCTTACTGGCTTTTTTCAGGATATCCGGAACATCGAATTTCGATAAGTCCGAAGTACTGTTCAAATTTGGGTAATGAAGTTGCAGGGTACATGACTTCTTCACTTGTTTGTAAAAATTGTAGGCTACCATAGTGTACATATCATGGACGTAGGATATGGGTGACATAGTTTCAACTGAGGAGGGAGTGAACTTTGCGTCGGATTTCCGGTGTTTCAGCGATAAAGATAATGCATTCGTTAAATCGGGAATGTATCTGTCTACTGAAGGCACAAACAGGTCTCCGTCGACATACACTTGATTATACAGAATTTGCGGTCTAAAAACCCCGGGGATACAACACGAACATTTCAGAGCATCTAGAACAGGAACGTTTTTCGAAAAAATTGTGGGTTTGCCTTTCGACAAATTCGAAGCCAAGATGTACAGCGGCATTTTTGCATCGCCAATGACTTTCGTCCGCAAATCCACACCTTTTGTCAGAAACATGTTTATCAGCGAAGTTTCAAGAACGTCCATTGGAAACACGCCTTTCATAGAAATCATTTCAGGTAATTTCGAGTAATCAGGTTCGGGGATAAACGACGATATCTTGAACGCATCTTCAATTCCTAAATCTAGAGGCAACCCAAAAGCAATATACGTCCCAACAATCGCTCCAACTGAAACACCATACACGCCATCAGGAAATACTAATTCTTGATGCCGTGAAAGTTCGCGAAGAGCTCCTATGTACATTATGCCCTTCATACCTCCACCACCTAATCCAAGTGTGCGGAACGGCAGAGACATTCTTATAGTAAGAGTAAGCAGAGATGTTGCGTGCGCGTGACGTATGGGACGAACAAGAAGAACGACGCGCGAATCGTATGGCCGCAATGACTCCAATCATTGCTCAGATTCAAGCGTTAATTAGACGCCAAGCAGTCCACAATTCCGATGCACCGTACATCATTTACCCAGTTCCCACCTACGTGTTCGGATACCCCCTGTTTTCCTTAAAAGAGGCTCTCGATCATTTAGTGTCTGAGTTTTCTAAAGCAGGGTACTGGGTGTGGGTCGTAGAACAAAGAAATCTTATGATTTCATGGATTAAGCCCGTGAAAACTCGCGACGGGAACAAACAGATTCTGGCGACAAATTACCGTCCACAGATTTACGGCGAGACTTTTATGCCCCAGAATAGATAATGGATATCCACGAATTATTTGGCGGAACGATGAATATTGTTATCCTTGCGGTGTTTTATACCTTGATAGGTCTTCTAATGTCGCTTATACTGTACCACTTATTCGACGACTGTGATAAAGATTGGAAGAGCCAGCCACTAGCATACCAGGCTGGAGATATTACACTCGAACTGGGAATTATAGGAACAATCGCATTCTGGACAACAGAAATAACACGAGGATGGGCTCCTATTTTTCCAATAGCTAAAGCTTTGGATCTTCAGATTGATACGTATGTGTCAGGTCTGTTTTTCGCATACGCCATGTTCTTGTTCTTAGAACAGCTAAGTGAGAAAGTGAAGTTTCTGTACAAAGAACACGTTCACACTCACATTGTACGCTACATTCCTCCGAACTGGTCAGTCATGAAATCGCTCTTTGCCTCGCGTAAAACGAATGCGAAAAAGGATAGTGCTGAAACATACTAAAATGAGTAACTGTAAACACGAACTTGTAATTGATGAAGGGGAACATGTATGTACGTTATGTGGAACAATGTTAGGTAGAATTATTGATGAAGGCGCCGAATGGCGGAACTACGATCAGGGAAAAGATGAAGGCCGCACAGGCTTTACAACATCCGATCTTCTCCCTGAATCGTCATATGGATCTGTAATGTCGTTCAAAGGACTTACAGCCAAAGACGTGAAACTGAAAGCTATCCAGCGTTTATCTTGCTGGTCACTGTCCTCCAATTCTCAGCGTTCGTGGATGAGTATCTTTGACGCTATCCAGCTTTCGTGTACACACGCAGGTCTGCCGAAATCTATCGTGATGGACGCTTGTGGACTTTATAAACAGCTCGAAGATGCCCAGAAAGTCCGGGGAGAAACTCGCCGCGCAATGATGGGTGGAGCAGTGTTTGTAGCGTGTCGTAATAACGGAGCACCGCGTAGCCATGAAGAGATTGCCAAGATGTTTCTCGTGAACATTCGGTCTCTGTGTAAAGCTATTACGAACTTCGAAGCCACAAATAATACTGTACTTCAAACCGAGATTGGTATTGCAGAGAGGTTGTGTGCGACTTTATCTTTGAACGATAAGCAGCGCGATGATATTATGAGTCTTCTTCTGGAAATTTCAACAAAATCCGAAGATGATTTTGAGCATACACCCAAGACCATTGTATCTGGGGTGGTTGCCCATATTATGGGTCTGAAAACCAAAACTCAAATGAAACTTGTTTCTGACGCATCTGGAGTATCGTCACTATCTATTCATAAAATTGTTGGTAAATTAGTATCTTAAGCTCCGAAGTAACCAAGTACTCCAGTTATTGGATTGTATGCGAGTGTCTTATATCCACTAGGTAATGTAGCGCCCAAATTCTGTAATAACGTAACTATATTTTTTCCAAAGTCCACGTTACAATTGTAGATAGCGGGATTCGTTGATGAAGTTCCAGAAGTTTGGTACTGTCCATTTGAAGACATAGCTACACAAGTCCACTGTCCAGTAACACCTGCCGCCGTCCACGTATTTCCAAAATCGGACGAATAATAGATCGGCTTTGCCGATGCCGCTGCTGTTTGATACTGACCCGTGGATGACATTGCTACACCATTCCATGTACCTGTAGTACCTATAGATTTCCATGTATTTCCGTAATCACTAGAAATTCTAACTTTTCCAGTAGTACTTTGACTAGCCGATAATTGATATTGGCCAGTTGATGAAACGGCTACTGGGTAGCGACTTATGGTAGCAGAGTCTTTCGGCGACCAAGTATTTCCGTAATTTGATGATACGTAGATATATCCAGTTCCAACGACTGTTGCTGTCTGATACTGACCAGTTGATGACATAGAAATCAGATACCATGAGATTCCTGTTGTTGTTGAGTTGAGAGCCCATGTATTTCCATAATCCGACGACAAGTAAATACCGATATTAGGACCTCCGCCGATACATGCGGTTTGGTACTGACCGGTTGACGATATGGCTATACCAGTCCAATAATCTGACGTTGCTACAGAAGTCCATGTTTGTCCAAAATTTGATGATATGTATAGATTTCCGCCAGAAACTGTTGCGGTCTGGTACTGACCGGTTGAGGATATAGCTGCCGCGACCCAATTTAATGCTCCAGGTCCTTTAGTTGCCCATGTAATGCCATAATCAGACGAAACGTAAATATTGTCAGCGGATGATACTCCAACTTGGTACTGCCCAGTCGAAGATATAGCTAAATTAGTGAATCCTGCACCTGTTGTGGTAAAACCTGTGTTCCCCGTCCAGCTGACGCCGATAGCCGACGATGTTAATATTGTTGGCATAATCGACACTCCAACTGGTCCTGTAGGCCCAGTGTACCCGGTGAGTCCGGGACCCGTGTAACCAGTGTATCCGGTGTAACCCGTGTAACCAGTGTATCCAGTATAACCAGTTTTACCAGTCAACCCTGGACCCGTAGGACCAGTATACCCCGTATATCCAGTATAGCCAGTGTAACCCGTGTATCCAGTGTATCCAGTGTATCCAGTATAGCCGGTATATCCAGTGTAACCCGTGTATCCAGTGTAGCCCGTTATTCCAGGACCCGTTGATCCGGTGGTAAAGTAGAGCCAATATACGTTTATGTTTAAAGTAGGTAGTCCACTGTACGGAGGAACATTTATCTTAGCAACGTATGCATTCCCGTTGTAGAACACAATATCGTTCTGGCTATACGTATTACCGTCTACCCAAGTACCTCTCATCAAAAATCCTGGTCCTGTACCACCAGTATAGCCAGTATAGCCGGTGTACCCAGTGTATCCAGTCGGTCCGGTCATACCAGGTCCCGTAGGACCTGTGTACCCTGTGAATCCTGTACTGCCGGTGTATCCAGTGTACCCAGTGTATCCGGTATAGCCTGTGTATCCAGTGTACCCAGTATATCCGGTAAGTCCGGGTCCTGTTGGTCCAGTATATCCGGTATATCCTGTAACACCAGTAGCACCAGTTAATCCTGGTCCCGTAAATCCAGTCGGTCCAGTTGGACCGTTATACCCTGTAACTCCAGTTGGTCCCGTAAGTCCGGGCCCAGTAGGGCCTGTTTTTCCGGTAGGGCCAGTATACCCGGTAACACCAGTTGCGCCTGTTAATCCGGGACCTGTAGGACCTAACCATCCAGTAGGACCTGTAACACCAGTAGCGCCCGTTAATCCAGGTCCAGTTGGACCTGTTTTTCCAGTAGGACCATTATACCCTGTAACACCAGTTGCGCCGGTTAATCCGGGACCCGTAGGACCTAACCATCCAGTAGGACCTGTAACACCAGCAGCTCCGGTTAACCCGGGACCCGTTGGACCTGTGTATCCGGTGTATCCTGTATATCCTGTACTTCCGGTAACACCGGTCGCTCCGGTTAATCCAGGACCCGTAGGACCTCTGGTTCCGGTAACTCCTTTAGGCCCGGTATATCCAGTGTAACCTGTGTATCCGGTGTACCCGGTGTATCCTTTAGGACCAGTAGGGCCTCCGAATGGGTTCAAATTTACCCATGAAGATACCCCATCTCCAATGCGCAATTGGTTATTTGTGGTATCGTAGCTCGGTTCTCCAACCAACAAAACTGGGTTTGTATTCGTCCAGTTTTGAAATGTGTCACGGAGAAGTTTGAATCGTACATTAGTTGTAGCCATCTGTTATTATTATGATGTAGAATTTCTAACATGAAACACACATACTATTCAATTAATTGTAAAGAACTTCGCCACTGGTAGGGTCATACCATAAAGACCCTAAAGGACCTCCATTTGGGTTTGTTAACTGACGGATAGGTGCGATGTAACACGCAGTAGGCAGCAATGCCTTAGCTACGTTTTTACCAGTTGCGTCAATAACAATTGTGTTAGGACTAATTGTAGACGCATTGCCCCCTATTACAATTGAGTTGACACAAGCTGATCCAGTAGATGCTCCATATCCAATGACTACTGTATTATTACTTCCCGTACCAGCACTTGTGCCAGACCCGACTACAACAGAGTTTGGAGAAACCGAAGAGCGAATACCATACCCTATATTAACAGAATTGTTACCTGTCTGCGTAATTACGTTCGATCCAATAACGACAGACTGTTGAGAGCCGGATGATACATTCACGCCATATCCTCCGATTGCAACAACATTGTCACTACCGGCCGAAACACCTCCAATAGCAATCGACGAACTAGAATTAGACGTTGTTGCATTCTGCCCAATTGCTACATTATTCGATCCATTTGTAAATGAAGGACTTCCAATCGTAACTGATGTTGATGAACCTACAGCGTTAGCTCCAATAGTTACTGCACTAGCTTCGGAGTATGCTAGGTTTCCAATACTGATACCTGACCCAGTTCCATTTGCACCATTACCAACCGAAACGCCGTTAGAACCAGTAGATGTGTTAGCACCTACCGAAATGCTGTACGCAGAGCCTGTCGCCGTATTTCCAACGACAACGGCTGTACCACCGCTTGTTGTTGCGCTCTTACCAATAATTACATTACCACCTGCACTTGAACGGGCTGAATTACCAATAACAACATCCTGTAGAACAGCAGCGGCTCCTCCTCCAACCGAAACGCTATTATTCGATGTTCCAGAAACACTCGCTAATCCTCCTAATTTCACATCACCTTCTCCACCAGTTACCCAACTAGCTCCATTCCACGTCAAGTAATCTCCGGCATTTGTTCCTAGAGGAAGGTTTCCACCTCCCCCACCACTTCCACCGCTGATAGCAGGTAAAGTGCTCCAGCTACTGCTACCGTCACCAACTTTCAGGATCTTGCCGGTCGTATCGTATCCTGGTTCACCAGCTAATAAAACCGGATTTCCGGCACTTGCCCAATTAGTGGCTGTATCTCGCCGAAGCTGAAACCGAACATTTGTAACGGTACTCATTTATTGTTATTATAGTGGTACAGAATTTCCGCCGTCTAAAATTACCCCAGAAACGCTTGAAGCTGAACCGCCAACGTAATCTGGATTTTGTAGAGTAATTAAAGATCCAGAATCTAAAATAACACCCATTGAAAGCACTAGAACATCCTGTAAAATATTGGGAAAATTATTATAAGCTGTTCCAGAATCGTAGTCTGGTGTAGATACCACTATACTCGCAGATCCGCCATTATAAGCTAAATCTGAAGGAATGAATATGTCTTGTAGGATATTTGGATAAACTGGAGGCGAATATCCTTCATCATATACATTTGCGAAAGAGTTCCCTCCATCCAAAAAATGAACAATAATGACTGGAATATTTGGAGCTGAACAACAGTCTCCTTTCGTGTACGAAAGAACAGTAAAATCTGGACTTGCAGCACACGCAGCTCCTAACGGACTATAATTTTGGGCATCGTTAAATCGGTACTGAACTTTCCTGACACGAGCTTCGGAATTAGTTCTGATCTTATTTGTGTACCTTGCGGCACTCATTTGTCTTTCGTCGCGATTCTTAATTTACGTTTTACCGGTATAGGAACCTTATCGGATTCAAGTACGGGTTTCTCATCTTTCAACTTATCAAAACTCTGACGCGCCCGTTCTACGGGCATGTCCCGGTAAACCATCTCCAGCTTCAACTTGAGGAATTTGTCCATAATCTCTTGTGGGAACATTTCTTACAGCGTTATGCCACATATTCGGTTCAAATGGAATCTTTTTGTGTTCTTCAGGCGGAGCAGTTCCGTGGCTGGACCACAAGAAGTACACGAACGATCCAACAACCAACACTAATAAAACGACGTTGAACCACCACGACACAATTGAGTCTCGTACACTACGTGCCCAAATGAGATTGTTCTCAATTCCGGATACGTTGTCTTTGACTAAATGAAACATCTCTACTCAATAGATAAGGAGAAATGTCCATCGTTTTACCGGTGGCCATGCTTGGCGCCACATTACTTGGCGGTATTGGAATATACGTTGGTCTAATTGACACTGAAGAAAAAGACAGTATCAAGCTTCTGTCTGGTCAGCGAATCTATCCTGGCTCGGAAGTCCGTCTTAACCAAGACAAGAAGGGTGCATATCCTGATTCGTGTTTACAAAAGACTGGAACTGGTAACGTTAAGAAAGTTTTTCCGGATAAGAGAACTGTGTTAGTTTCGTGCGGTAAAGGCAGAAATTATGCAGAGGAAGAACTTCCAGCTGATGCCCTAGACGTTGTGTCTTCAGGAATCAATGCAGTGGGTATATCCATCCCAGGAGGGTACTTGATGGAGGGTTCGAGAGTTCGATTACTCCAGTTTGCTCGTTCTAAGAATCGCGGAAAGGGATTAGCAAGTCCGTTTGCGAATTCTGTAGGTATGGTGACTCACTTGAACCCAAACCGACGGACAGAAGTGATGGTACGTACTGAGCGTCTAGACAATTCTAAAGGAAGTTTCGAGGAGATTTATCAGGTTGAAGATTTGGAGTTTGTGAGTGGACCTAGTGAACCGGGTAAGCGTGGAATTAAGGGAGGATTGATTGGGATTGGAACGGCTGTACAGCTAAAGCGTGGACCTGATGGAAAGATTGATCCGGAAGTTTTGAAGAAACATGCGAACCCTATTTTTGGTAAAGGAAGCGAAGCTTACCGTCTCAAGGGAGATAAGTACAACGACGCTATGGGTATTGTTCGTGAATGGGAAACGTTTGGAACAGTGACGCGAGTCCTGGCTGACCCGAAAACATCAAAAGATTTCGCAACAGTCCGATGTGTCTCCAAGGACGCCGTTAAGTCGGTGGTAGAAGAGGATTACGAATTAGAGGATCTGGAAGCAGTTCCAGCTAGATCAATTCCGCGTCCCGGCATTCCTATTTTTGGAGGAATGGCGAATAATGACATAAAGGTACGGCTTCGTGCTGAGC